ACCCGGCGACACCTACTGCACCGAGGAGAACTGCGAAATCTTCAACCGGGACCTGTCCTGCGAGAGGTGCAACAGATGAGCGTGCTGATCAATGGGATGCAGCTGCCGGACTCGTGCATCAAGTGCATCCTGCACTACCGCTACCACGGCGAGTACATCTGCACGGTGCGGCGGGATCCTTGGGGAGACCCGTGCCAGATCCCGATCGTGGAACTGAACCGGCGGCACAAGGACTGCCCGTTAGAAGAAAAGGAGGACGAATAAATGGGATCTTATAACTGGGGAAAGACGGACGTCACGGCGTGGATCCGCGAGCACTTCCCGGAAGGCGCGACCTGTCTGGACGTCGGAGCGTGCGATGGCATCTGGCACAGCTGGATCGGTCCACACCTCATCATGGACGCTGTAGAAGCCTTCGGGCCGAACATCAACTACTACAACCTGCCGAAGAAGTACCGCAAGGTCTACGAGGCCGACATCGCGGACTTCGAGTATGACTGGTACGACCTGATCATCTTCGGCGACGTCATCGAGCACATGGACGTGGAGAAGGCCCAGCGCGTACTGGCCTACGCATGGGAGCGCTGCACCGACATGATCGTGGCCGTGCCGTACCTGTACCCGCAGGACGCGATCTACGGCAACCCGTACGAGGTGCACGTCCAGCCGGATCTGACGCCGGAGATCTTCGACGAGCGCTACCCAGGCTTCGAGCCGATCAAGGGCAGCGACTTCTACGGCTACTACCACAAGGCGAAAAAATGACAGCAAAGCAGTACCTCTCAAGAGCATACAGCCTGCGCCGTCGCATAGCAGCCAAACAGATGCACCTGGAAGAGCTGCGCACCCAGGCCGAGAAAAGCACGCAGGTCTTAACAGGAATGCCGCGAGGCGGCGGGAACACTTCACCCGTGGAGCAACTCGCGGTACAGATCGCAGACCTGTCCTGGGAGATCGACCTGGACTACCTGGACCTCGTGCAGTACGAGGCACAGATCAAGCGGGCCATCGACTCCGTCGAGGATCCTGTCTGCTTCGAGGTGCTGACGTACCGCTACCTGGCCTTCCACACCTGGACGCAGATCGCCGACGAGATGCACTACTCCAGCCGGCAGGTCTTCAGGATCCACGCCAGGGCGCTGCGATTTGTTGACGATGTCATTGAATGTCATTAGTATCTCGTGATACGGTTATACTGCCCAGAATCGGAACTGGATGCTTTTTGTCCTTCTTGTATGTCTTCCCGAGATTACAGCAAACACGAAGAGGCGGACCTTCACCGGCCCGCTTTTTCGTTGCGTTCAAACCCATGAAAGATTTTGCGACATCCTTCTACAAGTCCAAAGCCTGGAAGAACTGCCGCGACTCTTACATGGAATCCGTCAGCAATCTCTGCGAAGACTGCCTGGCCAAGGGACTCTACACCAAAGCTGAGATCGCTCACCACGTCATTCCATTGACGCCGGAGAACATCGAGGACCCTGCCATCGCCCTGTCCTGGTCTAACCTTAGGGCGGTATGCCGCGAGTGCCACGCTGCTGCGCATGGCGCACGCGATAGGCGCTACACTGTGGACCCAAGCGGCAGGGTGACGGTCAGGTTGTAGGCCCCCTTGGTAAAAAATGGACCCCGCACCACGCTGGGACCGGGTGGGGCAGGAAGGAAAAATATATAGCCATATTTGGCGGGAGTGAATCGGAATCAAACGGAACGGCCCGGAGCGCGTAAAAGTGAGCAAGAATGCGTCGGATCAAAACTGGATATTGGCGTATTACCAGGCGATCAGGAACGGATCCGAGGCTGTAGGCAAGTGGGTGCTGGCTCTTTACGAGTTCATCGTGGCCGGCATCGAGTCGAAGTCCTTTTATTTTGACCAGAAGAAAGCGAACGACGCGGTCAACTGGATCGAGGAGCACTGCTTCCACGTAGAAGGTCCGCTCGCTCCGGGTCCGCTGCAGCTGAACCTCTGGCAGAAGTCTCTGATCAGCTGCATCTTCGGGCTGGTGAACGATAAAGGGCAGAGGCAGTTCGCGGAAGTGCTGCTGGTTATCGGCAGGAAGCAGGGCAAGAGCGCCCTGGCTGCTGCGATAGCCAAGTACATGTGGTGGATCGCCGGCGGTTACGGTGCGAAGATCTTCACGATCGCGCCGAAGCTCGACCAGGCGGACATCATCTACAACAACCTGTGGCAGATGGTGCTGCTGGATCCAGAGTGGCAGCAGCGCAAGGACAACCTGGAAGCGGCGAAGAAAAGCAAGGCGGCGAAGGATGACCCGGAACTCGCCAGGCACCGCATGACGGATCTGTACTTGCCGGCAAACAACGGCACGGTGAAGAAGATCGCGTTCAGCGCCAGGAAGTCCGACGGCTTCAACCCGAGCCTGTGTATCTGCGACGAGGTCGCCTCCTGGCAAGGTGACCAGGGCCTCAAACAGTACGAGGTCATGAAGTCCGGCATGGGCGCACGTGGCGATGCGATCATGCTGTCGTGCACGACTGCCGGCTATGTGGACGGCGGCATCTACGACGAGCTGCTGGCAAGGTCCACCCGATTCTTATTAGGCAACAGCAAGGAAAAGAAGCTGCTGCCTTTTTTATATGTCGTTGACGACCCGGAGAAGTGGAACGACATCAACGAACTCCGCAAGAGCAACCCGAACCTCGGCGTGTCCGTACCTGTGGACTTTATGCTCGAGGAGATCGCAGTGGCGGAAGGCTCGCTCAGTAAGCGCACCGAGTTCCTGACGAAGTATTGCTGCATTAAGCAGCACAGCAGCCTCGCCTGGCTTCCTGCCGTAGATGTGGAGAAGGCAGCCGAGGATCCTCTGCCGGATCTGGCTGACCTCAAGAACTGCTACTGCGTCGGCGGCATCGACTTGTCCAGGACGACGGACCTCACGGCCTGCACGGCGGTGATCGAGAAAGACGGGCAGCTGTACGTGTACGCGAGATTCTTTATGCCAGGCGCACGCCTGGAAGAAGCAATCGCCCGGGACGGCCTGCCCTACGATGCCTTCGTCCGGCTCGGCTTCCTGAAGCTGTCCGGCGAGAACTTCGTGGACTACCGGGACTGCTTCGAGTTCTTCCGGGAGCTGGTGGAGCGGTGGAAGATCTACCCGCTGAAGATCGGCTACGACCGCTACTCGGCGCAGTACCTGGTGAAGGAGATGGAGTCGTACGGCTTCCACATGGACGATGTTTTCCAGGGCTTCAACCTGACGCCGGTCATCAACGAGTTCGACGGGCTGCTCCGGGACGGCAAGGTGCACATCGGCGAGAACGCGCTGCTGAAGATCCACCTGCTGAACTCGGCGCTCAAACATGACAACCAGACCGAGCGCGTCCGCTTGGTAAAGATAAAAGCAAACGATCACATAGACGGCTGCGCCGCGCTCCTCGATGCCTTCACCGTGCGCCAAAAGCACTGGGCAGAGATCGGCGGGCAGCTGCAGAACAGCGGGAGGTAAAACCGCATGTCTTTATTTGACAAAATCTTTGGCCGCGACCTGACACCGCCTCGCCAGGAGCAGACCTCTTTCCAGCTGCTGAGTGACTACCGGCCAGTGTTCCGCACCTGGGGCGGCGAGATGTACGAGACCGAGCTGGTCCGTGCGAGCATCGACGCAATAGCACGGCACACCAGCAAGCTGAACATGACCATCCAGGGCGAAGCCAAGCCGAAGCTGCGGACGCAGCTGAAGAGATCCCCGAACAGCTTCCAGACCTGGGGCCAGTTCCTGTACAGGCTGCGCACGATCCTGGAGATGCAGAACACGGCCATCATCGTGCCGGTGATCAGCGAGACCGGCGAGACCGTGGGCGTGTACCCGGTCTACTACACGAAGCTGGACGTCGTGGCCTATAAGGGCGAGCCGTGGCTGCGTATGGAGTTCGCGAACCATGACCGGGCAGCGGTCGAGCTGTCGAAGGTCGGGATCCTGACGAAGTACCAGTACAGGAACGACCTCTTCGGCGAGTCCAACAAGGCGCTGCACCCGACGCTGGAGCTCATCGACATGCAGAACCAGGCGATCGAGGAAGGTGTGAAGACGTCGGCCTCTTATCAGTTCATGGCGACGCTGACGAACTTCACGAACGACGAAGACCTGGCGAAAGAGCGCACCCGCTTTACGGAGCAGAACCTGAAAGCGAAAGGCGCGACCGGCGTGCTGCTGTGGCCGAACAACTACAAGGACATCAAGCAGATCGAGACGAAGCCCTTCGTGGTGGACGCTCCGCAGATGAACCTGATCAGGACGAACGTGTTCGACTACTTCGGAGTGAACGAGGACATCCTGCAGAACAAGGCCTACGGCGACTCGTGGGCTGCGTTCTATGAGGGATGCATCGAGCCGTTCGCGATCCAGCTGTCGGATGTGCTGACGAAAATGCTGTTCAGCCCGCTCGAACAGTCGAACGGGTCCTTCGTCATGGCGACCAGCAACCGGCTGCAGTACATGACCAACAAAGACAAGATTGACACCACCGCAGCGTTCGCCGACAGAGGCATGGCCACCATCGACGAGCTGCGCGAGATCTGGAACCTGCCGCCCCTGCCGGATGGTCTGGGTGCGACGATCCCGGTCCGCGGTGAGTATTACGACTTACGCGAAAACAACGAAGGAGGAATCGTAGATGCCGAATGACGAAAGAATCAGCGAACTGCTGGAAGAAAAGATCCGCAGCGGCAGAGAGTTCCGCGACATGGAGATGCGCGTGGCGGATGACGACGGCGAGGAGTACATCGTAGAAGGCTATGCGACCACCTTCAACGACGAGTACCTGCTGTACAGCGAGCCCGGCTACAAAGTGTATGAGAAAATCGACCGCAACGCCTTCGACGAGTGCGCGATGGACGACGTGATCATGCAGTACGACCACGAGGGCCGCGTATTTGCACGCATAAGCAACAGGACTCTGACCTGCAACCCGGACGACCGTGGCCTGCGGATCAGAGCGATGCTGGGCGGCACCGAGATCGGCCGCCAGCTTTACCAGGAGATCCGTGGAGGCTACACCAACAAGATGAGCTTTGCCTTCCGCGTAGAGGAGGACACCACCGAGATCCACGAAAACAACGAGACCGGTGACGTGCGCATCCTGCGGACGATCACGAAGATCTCGAAACTGTACGACGTCAGCGCAGTGAGCCTGCCGGCAAATCCTGCGACGACCATAGCGGCCCGCAACTTTGGCGAGGGAGTCATCGCTGAGGTAAAAGCGGAGAGACAGAGGGCTGCAGAAGAAGCTAAAGCAATCGAAGAGCGCAGAGCCCGTCTAAGGATCCAGGCTATGTGCTAAGAGGAGCGCAACATGGAAAACATCAAAGAAATGGAG